TTAACCGACCAAGATATTGACAGGCGGATTGAGGAAAGACTTGCTAAAGAACAGCAAACCATTAATCAAAACGTCTTGCAGCAAGAAGTCGAGGCATTTCTTGCCGAAACGAACAATCAGGGCGAGCTAAAACACCCATACGTTAGTAACGTGTGGCAAGATATGGCCGACTGGATGGAAATCGCTGAGTCAAGGGGCATAAACATATCCCTTGAGGAAGCATACAATAAGACTCTATGGGCAAATTCCGACACCCGACCTTTAATTCAGGGACAACAATCCCAGGCCGGCGGAACCGGAAAGGATCATGTAGCCAGAGCTTTAAAAGCCAATGCAAACAACATTGCCAAGAAGCCAAGCCATGACACCTCAAAACCGAAACCCACGGGAAGTATTGACGATACGCTTAGGGATATAATGCTTAGCATCAAATCTCGAAGTGCTTAACTTAACTTTTTGAGGAATATTCCTTATGCCATCGCCTAACAGCACATTTTCGGAATTGGTGTCTAGCACCTTTCGGAAGCACAAAACCGGATACGCTGATAACGTGTCAAACAACAACGCATTACTGATGCGAATGAATCAAAAGGGTCGGAAACGAGTCGAAGACGGTGGTTTGACCATTGTTGGCGGGCTTGATTACGGCACAAACCAGTCTTGGCAGCGATACAGCGGCTACGACACGCTCGACATTTCCACATCACAAGTCTTGACTGCTGCCGAGTATAACTGGCAGCAGGCGGCGGTTCACGTTACCGCTTCTGGCCGTGAGATGCGGATTAACTCAAGTGATTCGCAAATCATCAATCTGGCAAAGTCACGATTGACCAACGCAATGAAGACCTTCAAGAACAACCTTTCTAGCGACGTTTATTCGGACGGCACCAGTGCCAACCAGATCAACGGTTTGGGCGCAATCTGCCCTGACACCGCCGGTGGTACGCTTGGCGGCATTGATGGCGACACCTATACTTGGTGGCAGACAAAGGTTCAAGACGCGAGCGCGCCTATCTCTGGCGGGGCTATTACGCTCTCAAGCTCTACGTTTGAATCTCCGTTCATGTCTCAGCTTTACCTTGATCTTGTGCGGGGCTCCGATAAACCAGACTTGGTAGTCCTGTCAAACGATTACTTTTCGTTTTTCGAGGCTTCTCAGACTTCACTAAAGCGTTACACGACAGACGCTGACGGCAGTTCTGACAAGGCCAACGCCGGCTTTGTTTCACTGAAGTACAAGAATGCTGACGTTATCTTTGATGGCGGTTCAGGCATTACAGCGGCTCACGGCTACATGCTCAATACGGATTATCTTGAGCTAGTTTGCCATCGTGATGCAGAAATGACGCAGGTTGATGACCAACGCGCCATTAACCAAGATGCAGTTGTTATCCCCATAATTTGGATGGGTAACATTTGTGTCACTAACCGTCGCAACCAAGGCGTTTTACACGCATAGGAGAGTAAAATGACATTTTATGTGAGTGAACCCCGTATAGGCGCGCAGCCTATTGGTGATACTGATACTGTCAAAAATCACCCTTTTGGCACTATTCTGAAAGCAAACTCGGCAACTTATGGCGAGGGCGAGTTTATTTATCTTGCCGGCGTCGCAAGCACTGTAGTTGGCTCTTGGGTAACCGTAGCTGAAGATGGCTTTACAACCAGCTTATTGGCTGCCAATGACAAGGGCCGCGTAGCAGTTGCCATGTCGATCAATGTTGCCAACTCTTATGGTTGGTATCAGATCAGCGGTAAAGCGGTAGGCAAGTGTCTAGCAAGCTATGCTGACAACGGCCTCGTTTATGCTACAGCTACGGCTGGCAGTATTGATGACGCAGTTGTTGCCGGTGATCGAGTCAAGAAGGCTATCGGTGCATCAGCCATCGGTACTCCTTCTACTGGCTTGGCTGAGTTTGAGATTGACCGTCCGTTTATGGACGACGCAGCCTCAGCGTAAGCAGGATAGGGGGCTTAAAACACCCCCTTTTCCTTAATTGATAACCAATTAGCGAGTAATCCTATGGCTTTTTCTGACGAAGATATTGAACGAGCAGCGCGCAACCCTGCTGCATTAAAAGAAGACACCCCCCCATTTTTACGTTTTACCGAATCAACCGTTGAAGATCGCGAGGCGTCTTTGAAGGCCGGTCGAACCATTTACGCTCCCATTGTAAAAGTTTATTCACGCGCACGGGGCGACACGAAATCCGAAGTGCCGGCAATCGTTCGCGGCTGGACGTTTGAAACAAAGCAAGTGTCAAAAGATATTCAGCGCCCCGCGTCACGCTGGGTAGTGCCCGAAGATGGTGGCCCCGCTGTTGAGCAAAAAGTGATGATCGATGATACTGAGGTTCAAGACTACAAGTACCGGACTCCAACAACGCCCTGGCTTGATCAGCTAAAAGAAAAGCTCCGAAACGAGTTTATTTCTATCGATTATTACGACTATTGCCTTGAGCACCTGAAGGCATGGGAAGAAAAGCGAGAAATGCCTATTGAGGGAACGCCGATTACCGGCTGGAATCAGATCACTTTGGCGATGCAAAAGAACCTGATAGAACTGGGTATTCGGAGCGTCGAGGAAGCGGCTGAAATGAACGAAGTCGCGATGGACTCAATCGGCATGGGATCAAGGGACGTGAAGCGTAAAGCGATTAATTTCCTGAAGACCGCAGATAATGGCGTATCTTCATCTGAAATCAGCCATTTGCAAAACGAAAACGAGCGAATGTCTGACACAATAAGCGCCTTTGAAGAAAAAATGGCTGGGCTTGAAAGGCGTATTGCTGAAGGTTCGGCTGAAAACGTGCAAAAAAAGCCTGGCAGACCCAAGAAAATTGATTCTGAGGCCGCATAATGGCATTGCTTGATTTGGTGCAAAGAGCAACCGCACGACTTGGGATCGCCAAGCCAGTCAGCATTGTTGGCAATAGTGATATTCAAGTCGCCCAGTTGCTTGAGCTGGCGAACACTGAAGGCGAAGAACTTTCTGCCAGATACCTTTGGGCGGCAAAGATTCGCTCAAACGTGTTTACGCTGGCTCTTGCATCAAGTCAGGGAAAGATGAATGGCGATGTTGTTGTTGATGGCGATTTTGACTACATTATTAATGATACTTTTTGGAATAGAACACTTTCGCTGCCAATTAACGGCCCGATGAGCTCCAAGGAGTACCAGACAACGCTTTCTTTCCCATTTACAGGCCCGTATCAACGGTTTCAAATTCGCGATGCAGGTGTGCTTTATATTGAGCCTACCCCGACCACGACAGATACTTGCGCCTTTGACTACGTGTCTAAGTCATGGTGCGAAAGTTCATCCGGTGATGCTCAAACTCTTTGGGCGGAAGACGGCGACATCGGTCGGCTAGACGAGGACATAATGCGCTTAGGGCTTATTTGGCGCTGGCGTCATGCAAAAGGCCTTGAGTACGCTGAAGACTTCAATATGTATGAGGCACGGGTAATGGATGCAATGGCGCGTGACGGAGGCAAAAAAACCGCAGACCTTGGCGGCAAAAGCTCCGATTATCGTCAAGCTGGAATTGTCATTCCTATTGGTAGCTGGAATTTATAATGAGAAAGCCGGCCTTTGTAAAGGCGGTTAAAGGCGCTGAAATTAGCAAAACGGCTTCTGTTCCGGCGCCTATTTCTGGTTGGAATACTAAAGACCCTATCGCAGAAATGGACTCAAAGTTTGCCGTTAATACGGATAACTTTTCTGGCAGGTCTACCGATATACGAGTCAGAAGGGGTTACGCCAATCACGTAACCGGCATTACAGGGCAGGTTGAGTCTTTGATGCCCTATAACTCGCCTAACGGTACGCAAACTTTGTTTTGTGCCGCCGTTGACAGCTTCTACAACGTCACCAGTGCCGGATCAGTCGGCGCCGCAGTAGTCGGATCGTTAGATAACGGTCGATGGCAGCATGTTAATTTTACGAACTCTGCTGGTGATTCTTATTTATGCTGTTTTAATGGGGCTGACTCTCCGCGCTATTGGGACGGATCGTCTTGGACGGCAATCACCGCGTCATCATCGCCGGCCATTGTCGGCGTAACCACCACAACGCTGATCAATGCTTGCGTATTTAAGCGCCGGCTATATTTAATCGCCGTAAACTCTCTTAATTTGTACTATTTGCCAATCGATTCAGTTGGTGGAACAGTGAATTCAACAAGGCTTGACGGATACTTTTCAAAAGGCGGGTACATTGTTTCATGTGAAACTTGGACTGTTGATGGCGGCGAGGGCATTGATGATCATTTAGTCGTTGTTAGCTCTGAAGGACAGGTTGCAGTATTCAAAGGCACAAACCCAAGTTCGGCATCAAGCTGGGCCTTGGTGGGCGTTTGGAACGTTGGTGAGCCTATTGGACGACGCTGCATGATTAAATACAAGGGCGATGTTGCGCTATTGACGGTCGAAGGTATCTTGCCGCTTGCATCCGCCCTACAGTCAACGCAAATAGACCCCTCTACGTCACTAAGTTTTAACATCCAAGAAGCCGTACAGACATCCTCAACAATCTACAAGAGCAATTACGGATGGAGCATGACTGTCTACCCACAAGACAATCAGCTAATCGTGAATATTCCAGTTATGGAAGGCGCCGATCAGCAGCAGTATGTGATGAACACAATTAATGGCTCTTGGTGGCGCTGGACAGGACTAAACGCTAATTGCTGGGCTGTTTCTGACGAAATATGCTATTACGGTGGCAACGGGGCGGTTGAGGTTTTTGGTACAACATTTGACGATGCCGGGGAGAATATCTCTGGCGATATTCAGCAGGCGTATTCGTATTTAGGCTCTCGGGGTCGATTAAAAAGCCTTAAATCTGCTCGACCCAATGTCTTGTCGAACGGCAACCCGAGTATTGCCCTCGGCGTTTCTGTCGATTTTTCCCCTGCGCCTTTGCTGTCGCCGGCATCCTTTAGTGCTTTTAGCTCGGGTGTTTGGGATAGCGGGACATGGGATGGCGCAATTTGGGGTGGTGGGGTAATCTCCTTTAATGACTGGCAAACAATATTTGCCACGGGCACGTCGGCTGGACTGAGGATCAAAACGGTTAGCAATGGTCTTGATTTACGGATTTCGGCTACTGATTACCTATATGAATTTGGCGGAGTAATTGGGTAGAATGGAAATTGTTGCAATGAAGCCGTCGCACATGAATGCAATGATTGATTCGCGACCGCCTCAAAGCGAGACTACAAGGGGCATAACAGCATTAATTAACGGCCAACCTAGAGCGGTTTGCGTTTTAGATAATTGGTCAGACAGTAGTTGCATGATTCACATATGGATTGGTAGCTCGATAGTTTTGAGGCGCGGGTTTTTAGAAGCAATTTTTGAATATGTTTTTAACGATTCCGGCAAATGCAAAATTATTGGCTCGACGCCTTCAGATAACCTCAAGGCTCTAAAGTTCATTAAGCGGGTTGGTTTCATTGAAATCGCGCGCATTAAAGATGGGCACAGGGTAGGTGTTGATTATGTCATCACCGAAATGAATAAAGACACTTGTAGGTTTATACATCATGGGAAAGAAAGCGCCGGCACCACCTGATTACGTTGGACAGGCCAGAGCGCAAGGCGAAGCTAATAAAGAGGCTGCGCTGCAAACGGCTCAACTATCAAACCCTAACACTTATGGGCCTACTGGCTCGCAAACTGTTACTTGGGGCTCTCCATACGGCAATCCGGAGTCCGGCAGCACTCAAGCTGACTGGCAAAACCAGCCTCTTGCTGGAGGGCTTTATAATTCGGCTCCTAGCGCTCAGCCAATGGGTCAGATTAAAAACTCGCCCATGAATCCCCCCGGGTACTCGGGGCCGACTAACCCTTACCAATCAAATCAGGGTTATGGCAGTGTTGGCGGAACAATGCAGCCAAACGCTACGTTCAACCCTTACTCTGCCCAGCGCCCTGATGTGGGTGGGGAGGGAGGCAGTAGCAACCGAGCCCAAAGTCGTCAGGAAGATTTTGGCACCGGAGCATCCCAAGGAGGTAACAACGGGGCTCAACAAGCTACTGTAACGCAAACCTTGTCGCCTACTGAGCAAGCGAAATACGACAAAAATGCAAACCTTGACCTTAGATTGCTGGATACGGCAACAAGCGGGCTTGGTCGCGTTAACGACATGATGGATACGCCATTTGACATGAGCCAAGTCAATGACTTTAGAAATCCTAATTTTGGCGACCAAAGCCGCGGATACCTTGAAACGAATGGAATGCAAGATTTAACCGGAATCGATCCGAGTCAACTTCCAGAGCAGGGCCGAATTGATTCTTCAGGGTTTCGTGAATATCAGCCTTTAAGCAATAACGGCATGACGGGCATGACGGGCATTAATGCCGGGCAGCTAAGTCAGCAGGGAGACCTGAATACAAATCAATTAACTGACTACCAGTCGCTAAATGCTGATGGAATGCAAAATTTAACAGGAATCAACTCTGGAAATTTGTCTGCGCAGGGGAATATTGACCCTTCCGCGCTGAATAGATTCCAGTCGCTCAATAATCGTAACTTGAGAGGGTTTCAAGGCGTCGATGCTGGCTCATTAAGCGCCAATGGTCAGCTTGAAAACCTTGGCGACAGACAAATGCAGGGCACGGTTGGCGGGCAAGAAAACGTTTATAACGCGATTGTTGAGCGTCGTAGTGCTGAATTTAAAAATCAGCGTCAGCAAGCGGAGTCAGACCTTATTGCCCGAGGCTTTACGCCAGGGACTGAAGGATATCGGTCAAGAATGTCTGAAATTGACGAGCAGCAAAACGACTTTAATCTTGGCGCACGAGCCCAAGCAGGGCAAGAGCAGCAGCGATTATTTAACATGGAGTCCAGTGCAAGAGGGCAAGATTTCGGCCAGAACGCCCAAGTAGCGCAGTTTGCTCAACAGCTTCGTCAGCAAGGCATGGACGAACAGCAGATTGAGGCGCAAATAAACAATCAGATTAGAGGCCAGCAGTTCAATGAGAGAAACGCGACCTCTCAAAACGCTATGGCTGAACGAGGCCAACGCTTTAACGAGCAAGAAAGAACGGCTCAATTCGCCCAGCAATTAAGAGCGCAAGGGCTTAATGAGCAGCAAGTTGAAGCTCAGGTAAACTCGGCAATACGTGACCAGCAGTTTGGCGAGCGCGCAATGGTAACTGACGCAGCATCTAGGGAGAGAGGCCAGCAGTTTTCTGAGCGGCAACAAGTAGCTCAATTTAAGCAGCAGCTTCGGGCTGAAGGTTTGAACGAGCAGCAAGTCGAGGCGCAAGTTAATCGCCAAAACCGTACTCAGCAATTTACTGAGCGCGACGCCATGTCACAAGATGCGATGTCTCAGCGTGGTCAGCAATTCCAAGAACAGGAAAGAATGGCAGTATTCCAGCAAGGCTTGAGGGCTCAGGGGTTGAGTGAGCAGCAAATTCAAGCCCAAATTAATGCCGCAATGCGTAGCCAACAGTTTGGTGAAAGGGCTACTCAGGCGTCATTTGACCAGTCAGAAAAGCAACGGGTGTCTTCTCAAGAGTTAAACGCCCAATCTGCTAATGACCAACAGCGTTCTCAGCAAATACAGGAGCAGGCGTACTTGCGACAGCTTCCGTTAAACGAAATTAACGCTCTTAGAACAGGTTCTCAGGCTTCTATGCCACAATTTCAGTCTTACACGGGCGCCAATATTGCACCACCACCGTTGTTTGACGCTGCGGTTGCAAGGGGTAATTACGATATGGCTGCTTACCAAAATAGCCCTGATCTTATGGGCGGCTTGTTTAGTCTAGGTGGTGCAGCTATAGGCGGGCCGATAGGCGAAAAGGTCGGCGGAATGATAGGGGGTAAATAATGCCATATACGCCACAAAATAATTTA